TTTTCTGTTTTGTAATCAGACATTATTTTGTACTCGCAATTTTATTTTTGTTTATACCTTCTTTTATCACATATTGTTGCGTACCGTTAGCCCCTGTCTCAACCTCTTTTCTAAGGTCTTTATGCAGCTGCTTCTTTTTATTTTCTACAGCAACATCCTTTAAATGTTTTTCTATACTTCTAGTGTCTCTCATATATGTCTTTTATTTTACCTTGTGCTTGAAGCTTTTTCAAATCCCCCTTGGTTAATTTAGAGAAATCTATTTTAACTTCTTCATATTGTTTTTTAGGTTTAAATAAGTTTTTAATCCACTTCCACATTACTTCCATCCTTTTTTTGCTAATTTTGGTTTGCCAGATATTAAACCACCTTTTGATTTAAGTTCTCTTAATATTTTATCAGGATAGATAAAGGTATGGTTTTTCATTCTTTTTAAAGCTTTAGCTGCATCTTTTTCTCCCTTAGAACTTTTTAAACCTAATTCTCTTTTAGAGATACCATATTCTTTTCCATCGTCTTCGATGTATCTAAGATCCCCACCATACATATTTTTTTTAGCCATTACGTTCTCACAAAATTTGGTTTAGGGCCAGTGTTTGGGGCTTGGCGCTTTCTCGCGACAGCAGTAGCCTTTTGCGACTTTGTCATCGCTGTGGCTTTTGCAAGTGGAACGCATTTCGGGTACTTCCTTTTTGAAGAGCTTGCAGATTTTCTTCCACACTCTTGATACTTGCCCCCTTGCTTTCTCGCTCCAATGTCTACCCATTTCTCTTGAAACCATTTATTTAATCCTCCTTGAGAATATTTTTTGTACATTAGAGTACACCTTTAAAGTTTGTTCCTCTAATTGCAACTCCACCACCTCTTGCTTTTTGTGGTTTACCAAAAGGTGTATGATACTCATGTCTCATTTCAAATTCTTTATTAGTCTCACTTGGTTGTCTAACTGCTCTACCAGTATATGCTTTTAACATTCCTGATTTTTGTAAACGACCTAAAGCAGATTGTGAACCAGCTGTAATTGCTTTACCAACTTTTGCAGATATAACTTTATTTTTTTTAAATTTTTTATATTTCATAAATTCTTCTGGTGGAATCTCAGGAGTTTTGCCGCCTTTAACAGGACCTGTTTTTGTTTTTGGTTTAACCATAGTTTTACCCTCATCAAAATAAGCACCTTTAGATGCTTTCTTTGGTCCCCAATCTTTTCTCTTTGTACCTGATGGATCTTTTATTTTACCAGCACATATTTTAGATGCATAAGCATTTGCATACGCACTTGGATAAACTTTAAATTTTCTTTTAGCAGCTGACTTTCCTCTAGCACATAACTTTGTCATTTCTTACCACCCATATGTTTCAGTTCTGTAGCTTTAATACCGTATACCGCTCCAACGACAGCGACCCAAAGTGAAATTATCCACCACGGCATTGTTTGTAATTTTTCAAAATATAAATCTAGTTTCTGTCCAATCTCTTCATCTTCTGCAAAAACAGAATATGCAAGCAGAAACAGGGGTGATGAGAGAATTAATAAAATGAATTCGTCCTTCCAGTCGCCTTTTTGGTTTTGAGCAATCTGTCCACTGTACTCGATTTCTCCTCGTTTCATCTTTTCAGCATGAACGATCTGAGCTTCAGACATAATAATCTCTGATCTCTTTTTATTCTTATATATTTCAGCACCAGTCTTTAGAGCTGTGCCAATTATTGACCACGGGAACATAATTTGTATTTCTCCTGTCTCCTTTTACACATATATTCTATCATCATATCAATACAGTCGTAAGCCCTAACACCGGACAACCGCCAACGCCACGTTTGTTTCCATTTTACATTTCTAATTCTTACTTTCATGACATTTCCACCAAAAAATAATGAGAATCTATCTAAAATGTCCTTGTCTCGCATTTCAATACCACATTGAAATGTTTTTCTACCTTTTCCTTTTCCCCAAACACCAAAACTGCCTTCACCATCAAAGATTCCAGCTAGAAAAAGTAATTTATTTGTTTCTGAAAGATTTTCGTAGGAGTTTTTTTGCATGGTTGAGGTTTAAACCTTCTGGGTTAGGTCCCCTTTTGGGAGGAGGGCCATATCTTACGCCTCCACTCAATCCATTCCTTTTATTTTTTTGCTTGTATTTTTTCTCTTGCAACTTCTAACCTCTCATCAGACTGTTCAGACTGTTCCCTTAACTTATCATATTGATAATCAAGTTTAGCAGCCTCTTGCCTCATGTCCATTTCAGCTCTTAATTGAGTTTCTCTTTCTTTTCTTTGTAAGTCCATTGCTCTTAGATCAATTTCTTGTTGTTTTAATCTAACTAGAGGGTCTTGTTTGCCTGCAGCTTGTTGCATTTCACCTCTTACTAACTGTTCGGTAATTTCTGCAACTGCAGTTGCGATTGCTTTATCAACTTGAATTTGAAATTGTTGCGGATCCACTTGTTGTAACTGCATCATATTAGGATCTTGCATAATTTGTTCACTAACTTCTATTTTTGCTTTGAAAGAAACGTGATCCGATATGTGAGATTGTAGTAATGCATAAACTTGTGGATTAATTTGTACCATTCTCGATTGCATAAACGCCATATGAGCTGCAATGTGAGCATCATGATCTTGAAATTCAAACGCAGTAAGCAATTGCATCTGTAAAGCACGTGCATTTTCTTTCGCTGGGTCTCTCGGTTCAGGTGGTGGAGGCGGTGGTTTTAATAAACTATCAATTTGTTTTGTTCCTAAGGCCTCGTACACTCTTCTGTACGCTTCATGAATGTTGTGAATAGCAGGATTTGAACTTGCGACCTGTAATTGTGTTTGTGCCAACATCACTCTTTGTGCCATCGACATAATATTTGGATCAGCAACCGGTAAAATATCTACTCGATCGTCAAAATCTTGTGCTTTAATAACTCTTGGGCCACCATAAACATCGTAAGGATACTCCGGTGGTAAATATTCTTGCATAATTCTTGCAAGAATTTTAAATTCCATCTTCATTGCGTAGTAACAACGTTTGTGAACACCACTCATTACACGTGAACCACGTTCCATCATCGCAACAGTTGTACCAACCGCTCGGTTTTGAGCATCATTTCCAATGTTGTTATCAGTTATTGCCGCAAATTTTTGTCCTGCTTGAACTAAAAATCCTAAAAGATTGAATAAAGTTGTTGAAGGTTCTGTAAAAGGTAAATTAAAAAACTGATCTCTGATGTTTCCACCGGGTGCATCTACATCTCTAAACTCTCCGGGCTGTATAGGTTGGTCATCATCTCTAACTCTAATGCCTCTAGACTTAAATCCAGCAGGTAAATTCTTTAAAGTACCCGCATCAATCAATTGTCTTAAAGATTGAGTAGCCGCTTGAGACAAACCACCAATCATGTGAGTTAAACCAAAACCATAAAAACCTAATCCAGGTAAAAATTTAAAGTGTGCGAAGTATTCAATTCTTTGATAAGTTGGATCGTCTGGTCTATAGTTTCTATAGATTGATAATATTTCACCACTACCTTCATCAATAGTCACTACATAAGGAATTTTAATATTCTTTGCACGAGAATCAAATTTTTCATAATCATCTAAATGTAAATCGACATGCATTTCTAAAATAGTATTTAATGAATCATCGCCTGTTCTTTTGATTCCTTCTAATTCATTTATTTTCTTTTGTACGTTGTCCGTTGGCTCTTCTGATGTAGACGCTAACTCTACTTCTCTGTAAAAACCAGCAGCCATTTGTTTAAGGACTTCGTTTTCCGTCATCCGTTGTACGTGAGTAATTCTGTCTGAGTCTTTTAAATCAGACGCGTAATAAGGAACCACGATATCTTCTGCAGGGACAAATTTAGATACGGGCCTTCTTAATAGAGAATCGTAATAGACTTTTTTAAAAGTGCTACCGGACAACGGTAAATAGAAAAGCATCTGATCCATGTCCGTTGTATATTCTTCCATCTTCTCCATCAACATGTAGTTCATGTAATCTTTAACCCGTGTTGCTTGTTGTTCAATCGGTGGAGTTTGTAATCCAACAATTTGCGTTCGAACAGGGCCATCGGATGGAACGAGTTCTTTATAAGCTTGTGCCTGGAATTGCGTTACACTTTCCGCGAGCAACGGATGAGTGACATTGGATGCACCTTTAAATGGTCTGGTGACTTCTTGATACTTAACACCTAAAAGATCTAAACCTTTGATGTAAGCTTGCTCCCAATCTTTTCTAGACTCTTTATCTTTTTTGTATTCTGAAATTAATTCCGAAGCCATACGAGACAAAGTTCTTTCGTCCATAGTCTCTGCTAAGTTAGCATTGAAATCATCTTGTGGTCTGTCTTCCATTTCAGTTTCTTCACCTTCAACGGTTACTTCTTCAACAGCTTCATCAATGATTGGTTGACCTTGATCAAGTTCAACAGTTTCGTCTTCAGCTATTTCTGGAATTTCATTTTTTTCAACAGCCATAAATTTTTATCCTTTTAGCCTTAACATGGCTGAATAGCAACTAATAAAGTTTTGTAGCTTTTTTTCTACCAAGCTTACAACCACGTGCCATAACAGATCCGCCAGTTTGATATTTCTGCATCATGCCACCACCCATTTTTTTTGCAAGCGGTTGCATTTGTTTAGGTTCTCTGCTTTTCATTAAATCGATAATTCTTTGTTTATCCTCTGGACTTAAACCTGGTTTTTTTCTAAGATTTTTTGAATACTTATAAACTTTACTTTTTAGATCTCCCAATCTTCCAGTATCAGCGCCACCGCCTTTAGATCTACCTAAAATTTTTTCCATAGCATCTGATTTAATTTTAGCTGCCATTCCAGCTATAGGCATTTTTTTATCTTCGTCTTTCATTTTTTTAGCTAACATCATAGCACCTATACCAGCTTTCATAACTTTACCTGGTTTAATAGATTCATCTTCTAAACCCATTCCACTTGTTCTAGCTGCTCCGTAACCTTTTCTCATCATTTTAAAATCCTCTCCGGTAATTTTACCATCTTTGTTTTTATCTAATTTTTTTCGACCACCTGATAGGCCACCTCGTTTCATATTTTTATAATAGTTAATTCTATTTTGCATTGCCTCTTTAGCCATACCTTCATATTTGCTTCCTGGCTTATCTGCATAAAATTCTTTTGCACTATCTGGTCTTCTAAATTTTGAAAAAACTCTATCTGATTTCATAGGAGTTAATTCATCTCTAGCTGTTTCTTTTAGTGAAGCGTATTTAGCTTTTACTTCTTTTATTTTATTATTTTTTTCAATATCAGCTTTTTGTAAACTACCAATTCCTGGTTTTAGTTTATCTGAAGGTTGTGGAGAAGGTTTTCTTGGTTGTACCGCATATGGGTCACGACCTCTTCTTCCAATTTCTCTTTTATCTTTTTTTAAAACTCTAATTGGCATAATAACTCCTAATAATATTTGTATTCACGTTCTAATTTTATTGGCGGGTCGTCCCAATCGTCCGAGTACGTTGAAACAAATCCACCTTGCCGATATCTTAACACAGCTTGGGTCATAGAATCAACATAGTCGTCATACTGTCCGTTAGGAAATGCAGCACATTCTTCTATTACATCCTGGGAAAACTTCTCATCCAATGGGGCCCAAACCATTCCAGACTCGAACACCGGAGCGCATGAGTTAATTCTAGTATATTTATCTCTTCCTTTTGCTGGCACGAAATCTACTACTGGAATACCAGCACGTCTTAATTCATGAATCAAAGGTTGTCCTGAGGCTTTAGCTTCAATGATTACTGTTTCAGGTTCCCAATAGTTATATTGCTCTAAAGCAATATTTTTTAAATCAGGAAAATCATATCTACCTTTAATAGCATCTAATAGGATTATATGATTTTCATATCCTTCAACAGGTTGAAAAATTCCCCATGTTGTAATTGCAGAATAGTCAGCAGACTCTTTTGCACTAAACGCAGTATCATAACTTTGTATGACGTGTAGCAATTTAGGGAGGTGATCTTTATCGTAGTCGTTCCACCATTCACGTTTGATGATAGCACCTTCTTCAGACGTTGGGTCCTGCATATACTGTGCGTTCCAGTGTTTTGTAGAAATGGAAGCTTTAACAGAATCTAAATCTTCTTTATTCCAATACTCAGGCCACACAGGTTTACCATTTGGAAGTATTGCGGGAAACTCAATTAATTTCCATTTATCTGCTTTTGGTTCTGATTGTGATTTAAGTAATCGTCCAGTGAGATCGTCTGTCGCCCAACGGGTCATGACTACACAAATTCTTCCGCCTGGTTGTAAACGTTGTCTCGGCCCAGAACTATACCATTCGTAAGTTCTATCCATAGCGGTGTCAGACATTGAGTCTTGTTCCGTATGTGGGTCATCGATAATAAGTAAGTCCGCCCCTCGTCCTGTGATAGAACCGCCAACACCCGCTGCAAAATATTCCCCACCATGATTGGTCTCCCATCGGCCTTTTGCCTTACTATCTTCTCGTA